AAGCTTATTAGCACCTGCTTGACTAATTTGTCCAGCTTTTAATGCCGCAGTAATTTGGCGTTGCTGCCGTTCAAATCTTTGTTGAGCACCTACAGTTTTATCTACCTCTGCTCTTACTTGTGCAAGACCAGCAGCAGTTTTTTGAAGCTGAGCTGTACCTTCAGCAACGCCTTTTAAACGTAAGGCTTCATTGGTGGTTTGTATTAATTGAGTGGTTTTACTTGCAACGTTTCCTACAGCTACGAAAGCTATTTTAGCCTGATCTAAACCTGAAGTATCAAAACTAGTTAGCCATTGAAGACTACCAGCTACTTCAGGCATCTATCGTCTCTGTTTTGATTTGGCTTTAGCAGCTTTCAAAGCCTTTTCCTGCTCTTGAGCACGGTAAGTAAACCACAATAACCAATCATCAAATTCATCCGGAGGCATCAGCAGATCCACCTCCCACGTAAACTTACCTAGCTTTTCGGCGACGAAGTGTCGTTCTTGCTTTCGGTGGTCTCTGCTGAAATGTTTAAGTTTTTTGCCATGTTTCCAATTAAAGCACTTAGATTTAGAAAATCACCACAGATATCTGCAGCTTGGTCAACAAAACCTCCAGCAGGTTGATTGCGAATAATTTCAATGTCGGCTTCATCGAAAACTCGATCTTGGGTACCAGGAACAAAGGTCATATAGATGACTGACCACATCTGGAATTCGAGCATATCAAATTTGCTCTTACCTTCTTCAGTACCTACTTGCTCCATTACTTTATCACGGATAACCTGACGACCTTTTAATGAAGGTTGACGAATTTCTATTACCGTATCTCCAAGCTTTAGTTTCTTCTTTTTAAATTGAACCGCTTTACCAATTAGTGCTGTTCTAATATCGTCCCTCTTACTCATATCATTCTCCTTAGGTTACTTGATCACTCCATCCAAAATCAGTAAGTACATCACCATCTAATTGCCAGGCTAAATTACCAGCTTCTAATGCTGCTACATCGCCTGTATGCTCTTCAGATTCAGTTACGAACCAGCCTCGAGCAATGATGGTTCCGCCACCAGGTATTACTTCAATTAATACCCGAGTTCTGTTATTGATTGCATCTTTGAAAACATCGGTTGGTTGCCAGTGGCGAGCGGTTGTAACTGATACATCTCTTAAACCAAGGATTCGGGTTCTTCGCCCATTATTACCTTGGGCTAATTCAAAATCAGTATCATCAAGTACATCACCGCCTTGATTAAGATTGTAAGAGTGAGCACCTGAGATAAATACAACGGGGATGAATGTGCCGGACTCTACTTCAATCGGACCTGTCTTTGCTGATGTAAATGTAACTGCACCAAAGAGATAGTCAATTGATAAGATATCCGATGCATCTAAAGTTTGAGGGGAACCACCGCCACCATCTGAGAAGACAAATGTAGCGGTGGGATCCCAAATCCGTTTGGTCAGATCATCAATCTGATAGGTATTACCAGAAACAAGCGTCATGGCCTCCCCGCTCATGGCGGTGGGAGTTCCACCTCGCTTGACAGTTGCAAGATAGCCGGGAGAACCAGGCATATGAAATCTCCTATGTCAGATCGATGGCATTTTCTAAGTCGCCAGCAGCAAGCAATGACAACTCAACGGTTTCAAGGCCACCAACATCACCACTCATATTGAAGGTTTCTACAACCACCTGACCAGCAAAACCATTAGCAACAGTTCCATCAGGTAAATACCTCGCTACCAACAAAGTACGATCTTTCCAAGCATTTCTCAAGACCGTAACCACACCAGCTGCGAGAGTATCGTAAAGAATGGTACCAGAGATTGACCAATCACGGAGACCAAGAATACGACTTCTCATACCACTTGCACTAATGTCTCGTATATTGGTGTCGTCTAGGACGTCACCGCCATGATTGAGAGTCATCGTGGTTGCAGGAATGTTTTCGAAGTCTAGCGGTGAGCCATCAACGGCTACAGCAACTCTTTTTTCATAACCAGCTTGTGACATTTAGTATCTCCTTACAAGGATTCTCGATTAGTGCCAGACGGAGTAAAGGGTTCCCTAAACATCCGCCAATTTATCGTAAACAAAGGCCGATCATTGTCATCAAATTTTAAAAACATAATATCACTGGTTTGCCAGATACCAACATAAGTAGCTTGGCCTATAACTTGCTTTGGAATACCTAATAGCAAATCTTTAATTTCTTGAGCTTTATCATAGCCACCTAAATAGCCGTTAATAGCACCTCTAATTCTTGTCTGAATTGAAGGTTCATCTAATAAAAATTTAGGGTTACTTGGTGCACTAGGAGTATCATAAACAGTAACAGCAGTGTCAGGATCCGTAGGTTCTCGACCAGTAAAGATGCCCCAATCACTACTTGCACCGAGAGTTCCTATGCCTCCAGTTTGTAAGAAGGTAGAAATCTCTACGGCAGGTGAAGTCATTTGAGTGCGCCTCTAGCATGTTTTAAAGCTATAGCCCTAAGATTAGACATATTCCCTTTTACGGCCTTTTCTAGAAATTTATTTTCTCCGTTTGGATGCTTAGCTTCTAAATCTTCATGAACAAATACAGCATAGGGTGGATCATCACCCTTCGCGTAACCTACCACACCTATGATTTTTTTACCATCGCTAAATGTTGATCGAAAACCTGATCTTTTTAAATCTCCAAATCTTACAGGTACTCGCTCTTGTGAGTCATCAAGAACAACTTGAGTCATTTCTTTTACAGCATCAAAAGTAGTTCCTTTTATACTTTTAATGAATTTTTCTAAGTCTTGAGATAACAGAGCAAATGCTGCTCTCGCTTGTGCCTCAGTTTTAATTCGAGCAATAGTTCGCTTAGCTACCATGGTTAAATTCTTTTATTGCCATACCATGAACGTCATCTAAAACAGCATCTACAACTGTATGAATTTTAAGACGTGCAGCTTCCATTGCTTTTTCATCATTATTCATGCAACCTAACTGAAATTCTGCAACTGCAACATCCAGCATTATTTGATGCCGTGCTACGTTTAAATTCATAGAAAAGCTGTCCTTTCGAAGGCTGTAGCTTTTATAGTTGGAACTTTTTCAAAGTTCTTTATGATTTTAGCATCAGATACAGCTCGAGGATTAGCAGTGGTTGAAGTACCTAAGAATAGATAACCTTCATTTGCTACATCAGTGTTAAGAGTAACAATTGCTTCAGACCTAACTTCTCGACCGGCGGCGTCAATGAAGAGTTTCTGTTCTTCTATCCAACGACCTTTTAATGCCACCGGTGCAGCAAAAATTGGACCAAATTGATTTTGTCCACTTTTGGCCCAATACGTTACAGCTTGATGAAGATTATCCTGCGGAAAGGCCATCTAAACATTTCTTCCATTCATCAGCATAAGGTGCATCGGCATACTTCGGTAGATTAGGAGTTCCCCGAGTATAATGAACATTCTTAGGTTTAATATCTTTACTTGACCACCCTTCTAGCCAATTCCATTCTACTGGTAGTTCACCAATTTCTTCATCGCGTAACCATTGAAAACCATGGAGATAAGATCCAGTTTTTAAATTTACATCATCCACAGTTAACAGTTTATTTGCTTCATGGGTGCAATTCCACAATACCACTGAACTCCAATTTTTACGGTAGTATCGAGTTTGAACGGAGTCTCTCATTTTTTCAGTTTCAGGTGGTCTGTGGTCGTGCTTAACTACCATTACTGCATATTGGTTGTCAGCCAATTTGAATAGCTCATTGATATCTTCCCTAAAGAACATATCGCTATCCATGAATAGCGCCCAACCTTGCCACTGCTGTAACATTGGAACTAAGAATCTACTGAAAGAGAATTCAGTAGAATAAGGTTTTCCATCGAAATAATCTACCCTGCCCTCAGCGTAGTCATCTTGTGCGCGACGATACAAGCCCATTCTTCGAAGTTCTGGTTGAATAAGCCTAATGATTTGTATAGGCTCTTTAGTGGTGGCTAAAATAGATGCTGCACAAACCCGAAAAGCATCATATTCACGACTATCCCAACCTACATAGAGTGTGTTAACCATTTTCACCATCCCATTATGTGATCGCCGGCAATCACTCTTAAATCTTTCATGCCGAGCTTCGTTAAAAACTTGTGAGCTCCGTTCCTAATGTCTTGGAAATTTTTCTGATCATTTCCTTTTTGTTCAATTATCATAAGAGGCTTACATCGCCTAATGGTTTGTTCAGCACCTTGAACCACCTGTAATTCATAACCTTCCACATCTATCTTGATAAAATTCACATCTTCAAGTTCAAGGCTATCAAGAGTAATCATGGGGATATCACCTTCGCCATTAATATGTGCTCCTCCAGTAAAGGTTGGATTTACTTCCATACTAACAGAACCTGATTCTTTACCCAATGCTACCTTGTGAATGGTATAATTATCTTTCTCCATGTTATAAGGAATAATATCGTAATGAGATTTTAAGGGTTCAAAGATGTGAACATGGTTAAAGAAATTAACAAGCCACATGGCCCAAAGACCAACGTGACCTCCAATATCCACACAATTAATGAAAGGACTAGCTGCATGTTTCATGAAATTCATACAAGGTTCAAGTTTGTGGTATTGATAAGTATGTTTTCCATCCACCACTCTCATATGTTTTCTATTATTTATCATCATGTGGTCAAGATGTTCTTCAAATTCAGGGAGCCATACCTTTCCTACTATTTTGGCATGTGGCGCGGCACCGACAGATTTAGGCATCTCTCCATCTCCTCTACTATGGTTCCGGGGTGAATTAAATCCATACAGTCCTTGCAATGATTACAAGGTGTTCTCATACCGCATGGTGATCCTGTTCTATTATCATAAATATTGCTATGGAAATCATATCCGGTTAACTGGGGCGGTGTAAATCCCCCAAATATAACCACACCGGGTTTTCTTAATGCAGCACCAGCATGATGTAAGCCACCTTCGCTGGATGCAAAAGCTTTAGCTTTACTTAATATTGCACAGGCATGACGGAAAGTAGGTGTGTGAATGTGAGTAACTCCTTTTAAATATTCTCCTTCTACGTGAGAGCCTTTAGATCTATCAAACTGTAATTGTACTATTGCAGTATCTTTATTAAGTTCATTAACTACTTCTTGCCATTTGTGATATCTCTTATTGGCACCCATTCCACTATGCTTAGTTCTTGGCTCAATAATGATGAAATTCTTACAGCCTAAAGTTACACGTTCTGAAAATTCTAACTCTTCATTGCTAAAATAAATTTCGCCAGGAGTTGCTTTGTAGTTATTTGAGAATAGCCACTTTTCTTTAGAAGTTTTAAGACCTTGTCTAATCATTTCTTCATTATTGTGGTATGGTCTATGACCTTTATAGTTATGAACCCAACGTACTTGTAATCCTTTCTGAAGATCTCCTTTGGTAGCAAGGATGGGGTTATGTTCAAATATAGATGACCATCGTATTCTGCCACCATTGCCTAAAGCTACCTTAATTTGATGCTGATCATAATCTTTACGAGCATCACCTGTAGCCATTAAATCGTCACCCCAACCCATTTTATTTCCTAAATATCCAATTGTTAGTAGTAGCATCGGAATTAGAACTAGGATGCATAGTAGATTTAAATCCTGCATCTATGAGATATTGTTTAACACGATCATGGGCACCTTTATTTTTTTCTAATTCAATGAGAATAGATTCTATGCCTTTTAAATAATTTCCTAAGCTATAAACTACTTGATGATCTAATCCATCTACATCAATCTTAATATATTGTGGCTTAATGTGTAGCTCATTTAAAATTTCTAATAATTGACAACTATAAATGCCTTGAATGAAACTTGGATTGTCGGATTGCTCAATAGTATGAAGTGATCTTGCTTCAAAAATGCTATTATGCTTTAGAGTAGTAATTTTATTTTGTTGAGAAATAGCAAAGGGGAAAGCAGTTACTTGCTCATTCAAATGATTAAGAATAATGTTTTCATTTAAAGTATTAAAAGAAGCAAAATGAGGTTCAAAGGCATAAACCATCATATTCTTAACTCTAGCTGCAAAAATAGAATAAGACCCTACATTTGCACCAATATCTAAAAAAGTTTTACCAGAATCAAGGGATCTAATCCAATCTAAAGTTTCAGGTTCCATAGTAAAAAATTCTTTTAATCTCCTTAAACTAAATTTAGTTTTAGTTGAAAAAGAAAGAAGGTGATTACCATCTCTTTCATCCAACTGAAGAGTATTCCAAGTAATGATATTCTTTAGTCTTGAAACTTGATCAGTCATAATAAATCGTATTAACCTCCAAGGTTGGTTGAGCTTTGTGAATATGCTTAATGATTTTATCCCACCACTCATAAGGCTTAATGGTTAGATGACAATTACGACCATCTGGTAAAGTTTTGTCAGCTTTACGGGTACAAATTGACATAACAATAAACAGATTGGCGTATTCAAAAAGATTTTGTATAGTAGGTTCTACCTCTTCTTCTGGAAGATGCTCAAGCACATCAGTGCATATCACACCATCAAATTCTCTGCTAGGTAACTGCTTATACCGTTTAATGCCTGGATCATAAAGAGTGGGTAAAATTCCGCCCCACTCATGATGAACTTTCTTAATAAAATATTGGTTCCCTTTACCTGATCCATAATCTAATAAAGTTTTAGCTTCAGTTCTTTCTATCAAATTAGTAATTGTAGCCACACAAGGGAAAATAGAGTAGCCATGAAAATTTCCTTGCCTATGAAGTTGACGGTACATTTTAATCAGTTCATTGGCTGCCATTTACTTACTCATTAGATTAATGGTTACACTGTGGCGATATTTATCTTTAGGGCCTTTCATTGGTCTCACTTGATGAAGAGAATTAGGTTGACGCCTCAAAAAAACTATAGTGTTAGGTATATAAGGAACTTCAAATATGGTTTCTACTTCTCCATTCAATAATTCCACACCATGGAAATCTTGATCATGATTGATTCTATGCTTACTTGCTTCAAATTCACCACCCCAAGCCTGATTCCAATTATGAGCTAAATAATAAACTAAAGTAATAATCTTTGATGGACTATCCGGATGGATATGAATAAAACCTTTATCTGCTGGCATCTTTGAAAATTCAAATTTAGCATACTTAATTTTTTCTTTTTCAAAGTAAGGGAAATAGTGGTAAGTCCAATCTAAGAAATCTTGACTTTTTATCCACGTATAGAAGCCTTGCCAATGCGGAGACTTAGATAAGAATTCTCCAAAATTATCACTATGCTCATTAAATGAAAATTTATGACCTACAGATTCCATGTAAAAGAAATAATTTTCAGTTGGAAACCATTCCTTTAGGGATCTGTATAGTTGAGCACTGAAAACGTCTGTAAATGCTGCTACGCGGAAAGGCTCATTGATTCCTCCCAATTTTTGCATAGACCCTTCCAGCAAGTTCCATTTCTCATTTCTTCTACGGTCCATTGATTGGCAGCTAGATTCCATGCCCATTGCTCTCGACCTTCAGGATAAGGTGGATTTTCAATGTTATCAAGATTGTGAAACCCTAAAGTTTTAGGCGCAGCTTCAGGATGCGTTACAAAACCAGGAATACCTTGTAAGATAGCTTCCACAGCTGTATTGCTTGAATGGGTTACAACAGCCCATTGTCCTTGTAAAGCTGTAAGGAAACCTTCTTCAACCCAATGATTAGGAATAGGATCGGGTTTCATTCTAAGAACAATTTCGCGATGTGACCAAACTCTAATCAATTCTTGAGTTGAATAAATCCATTTATGTCGCTCTTCATGAAACAGTAAAGAATACCACAGTTCACTCTGTGCGGTTAAGATAATCTTATCACCAGTCTTTCGCCAAGGTAAGATTGGAATTCCAAATTTATGGAAGCGATCTGGTTTAGCATTACCCGTGCCATCATGTTGTAGAGAATTTAAAGTTACACGATAATATTCACCTCGACCGAAATAGCCGTTATCTAAATAAAGATAGTCTTGACCAGGATTATCTCTTAATTGATGAAACAATTTCGCAGTATGCGCAGTAACACCATACAGGACATGCAGATCGGCACTTTCATCGAGCCTAGCTCCCTCAGAGACAAGTGAACCGGGGCAACCTGCTGACAATGCTCTACATAGGTGTCTAGACTTCGGTTTATCCCTCGCCGGATACATTACGATCCGCATTGATTATCCCTCCAAGATTTCTTCATATGTAGATCTTAATTTTTGTGCTACAATTCTTTCTGCCATAGCTTCAATTTTAAGTTTTTTAACCATAGGACTTACACCTAATTTCTCACATTGAATTGCCATCTCCTCATCAGTTTTTGCTTCTTGCTCTAAATAGGTTGCAAAACGATTTCTTTCTGTTTCAGTTAAATTCATTATTTGACCTCCTTTAATAGATATTCAAAAGGAAAGCCATTTTCAAGTTCTTCTACTGACCATTGCGCCCAACTCATACGATGAAAGGCCGATGTTCTGCCATCATTAAAAACTGATCGTTCTACACCTTGATGATTATTAAATGAAAGGCATGCTCCCTCAGTTACAATGTGAGGTGCACAGAAATAAGTTGGAATACCTTCAATCAAAGCAGCAATAGAAGAATTACTTGACCACACCACCAATCGAGCTGCATCCTTTAAATCTTCTGATAAAGGTATTTCTGCGGGTTTATTACCAGGATGAGGTCGAAGCTTTATAGGTAAGGTAGTCATCTTCTTTAATTGAGCTACTATTTCATCTGGCCATGATTTTGGCATTGCAAAGTCAGGTGGCCCAATACCTCGTTGAGGGCAAACTAAAATATATTTACCTTCTTCTCGCCAAGCTTTAAAGTAAATATTGAAGTGAGATAATCGGTCCTCATCACCGGTATACCATTTACCGCTGCCATTATGGCCATCTCGTGCAAGAGCATAATATTGACGGTCTTCATTATCTTTTCCATAATAGCCATTCTCCGCTACAAGAACTTTTGCACCAGCAGCTTTAAATTGATTAGCTCGAGTTTTTCTGCCACTATAAAGGTTCCAAGAAACAAACACATCATTTGGTGTAGGATCAACGATGGGGCCGATAGTATATCCCAATCTTTTTAACCCTGATTCAAAAGCATATCGTCTGTAGTGTGGTTGATCACGAATAAGAAGTTCTGCTCTCATAAGACATCCCCTAATTTTTTTTCTGGAAAGACATGTAGTGCTGATCCTGGAGTACAGTTAATCACACTCATGTCTATTTTTTTTAAAGCTTCAGCTAAAGTTTTAAAAAGCGGAATTAAATTACTTTGATATATGCTAGTCGGAGAATTTATATTGTGCCCCTTGTGCCAATGAGTTTTATTACCATCAGCTTTCATGTCATAACCTAAGAGAATAACAATTGAAGCTGCAAGATGATAGCATAGATTGATTGTTTGATAGCCTCCGTTAGCTCCGGTAGCTACGGTATTAGGTTTAATGCATAGCCCTTCTTTACCTTCTCTTGCTACCGATTTAATATCTAATTTTTCAAGGGGTACTCTAGTTTCATTACTTAATGTAACTCTTAAGCCTTTAAAATTTTGAAATTCGGATTTATCTTTATGCCACTTAAACCATCGGGCATCACAGAAATAAAGCATATCGGCCCAAGGAGCAAGAAGATAAGCATTATTGATTGCAATAACTTTAGCTTTACCTCGAACATAATCTACTTGTTCTTGAGTTAAGCTTGGTCCTCCTCCGAGAATGACAACTGTTCTGCCCTTCCACATAGGGGGCACAGACCATGTATGATTTGACATTCTGCAACCACCTCAAGATTAACATCAACCACATCAAGCTTTGCAGTAATTGGACCATCTAGAGGAATTTCAATTTTTACACCCCGAATTCCCGGAATGGTATTACCTTCCATATCTGTAACTTTGGTTAGTTTACCTGCTCCATATTCGTTTTTAATTTTAATCTTCATATCACGGTAAACCTTGCTGGAGTTGAATTTAAAGCAATCAGTGCACCAGTAGTATCTAAAACCATAGCTTGTTGACCATAACGAGTAAGTTTTAGACCTTCACCTAAAACCCCTCGAGTATTTTCACCATACCGATTTCGAGATTCTCTTACTTCTTCTTCAACAACTCTAGCGCTGTCTTCTTTCATTGCTGTAAAGTGGGCAGCGAGCCATCGCTCAATTTCTTTCAATCGAGCGGTAGATAGCCCTTTGCCCACTAAATTATCTTCAACTATGGTATTTGCAGCAGCAATAAAAGCATCGAGATCTGTTAACTCAGTGGTGATTATTTCTTTGACTTCACTGGGGATCACGCGCAAAGCCATAATTACTGCTCCATTAAGGCATCAGCAGCAGCTTTCTTGAGATAGCCTTCATGCATAGGTTCACCGGCTTGATCCAAAACTAGCCAGCCTTTACCTCGAGTAAATTCTTTAGTTTTACTTAAAGCTTCTTCTTTTTCTACCCCAAAGATTGGATCTTCATCATCTGATAAAGCAATCATAGGTTCTGCTGTTCTGGGGATATCATCTACCACTTCAAACTTGTCTTGAAATGATTTAGGAATAGAACTAGAATCAACAGTTTCACCGGGCTCAAGTTGTCTTAGAACCCCATTCTCACGATGATGATGGCGCGCACCAGATTTAAGTTGAAGCTTAGCCACGATTTACCCTCCAAGTAATGATGGGCGCTACCATGATGATAGCAGCGCCCATCGATTGATTAGCCACCACCGGAAGCAGTGGAGCCATGAACGAGACCTGAACGGCCTTCGTAGTCATTTTTAATTCGCGGAACCATGATCGCCATGACTTTGAAGTTGAGTTTGAACCCCCCTTCTTCTTCCCATTCAACCACAGTAGGCTGCATACCAGTAACCATGTCGATAACGTCACTGGTCGGCTGAACCAACATAATGTTGTCAGCGGCTAGGAAGTCAGCAGTCCGAATTGCGGAAATGCTGTCAATGGCCAACAGACGTTCACGCCGGGTCCGATCCGAGTTAGTCTTAAAGTCGTCGTCAAGCTGTACGCCATAGCTGGTAGGCACATACAGCCAATACGGACCAAACATATTATCACTATGAGCAATGTTGATCATAGCGAGTATGTCAGCAATCATCTGCTCACCGGTTGCGGTATCCCAATCAACCGTCAATTCATAAGTATTGCGGTTGGGATGAGTAGTGTAACCGTGAACAGTATCACTAAGGACGGTATAATTACCGGTCCCGTTGAAGAGCGCATTCTCCAGGTCATCAGAAACCAAACGGGTCGCAGTAGCGATCTGTGTGGTATCAATGCTTTCACCCAAACGACGAGACGCTTCAAGATGACGAAGATTAAGCGAAAAGTCCTTATGAGTGATATAGATCGGCAAGCTGTTGAGGTTGAACTCAACCCGATCATCTTGGGTCCTGCGGAGACCATCCATCGATCGAATGGCGGGGTCCATGTCACTGACTTGTTCCCATTGAACTACGGTTGTTCCCATTCCATTACTTAGCGGGAAGGTAAGACCGGCGCCCATAAGATCAGCAACACCACGTAGGCGTTGACGAGCAATTTCAATCAGTTTTTGATCAAACTGAATCCATTCCTCTTTACGAAGTACGGCTAGCGTACGAAGTGCAAGCGGATTAAAACCTGACTGCAGGAGTCGCATCGCTACACTGCCGTGCGGAGTAGCCGCACCATTTGCATCAAAAGTGATCGCATCTAATGGCATGTGTTCTTCTCCTTATCCAATCTCTAAGACAAGGCGAACATTAGTAGCACCGCCACTATTGTCCACTGTCTCGAGCGCGCGACCAACAATAGCATCCTCAGCAACAGTTGGCGAAGATATGGAGATTTCGGTAAAGCCAATAAGTGTACCGTTACCGGCTGAAACCATATAGTCGCCTTTCGTAATAGCTGCGGCACCTGCACGAAGCAAGGAGTTTACCTGTTGACCAACATGTAGGGAATCATACTGGACGCGGTCAGCTACCGCATAAGCGACATCCATTCCGTTGCCCACAAAATCATTCTCTACGGCGAAATTTGGTGAAGCAGTGCCCCCTTCAACATTATGAGGAATTACATCACCGCTACCATCGAAAGTCAGAAGCATACCAGGTGTAATAGCCACACCAGCATCTTCTTCGTTTCGGATTCCTGTGCCTTTCAACACAACTTTCTTTGACGGCATTTACGAAGCCTCCTTCTTTTCAAAAACCAGTGGAGGTACAGCTACGTTACTTTCGGCATCGGACATAGCGGGACGAGGTCCACCTCTACCACTGAAGTCTTCTACCTTAGCAAAAGTAGCGAGTTTTCTCAGCTCCGGTAAATCTTTTGCTGTAAGCTCTTCTTCACTGAACTGACAGTTTTTAAGACCTACCAAAGCTTTGATGATTTCACTTTTCTCTTCTCGATGCATGTGAAGACCTTCATTCAAGACAGAACGAATTTCTTCTGGTGCATTAGCAATGAAACCTTCAGCCGTCGGAGGATCAGGCTCCTCGTCAGGTTTCTCGTCAGGCTCTTTATTGACTACCGGAGGTTTCTCTTCCGGCGGCTCTAAAACGATTGGCTCCATTGTTTCGAGCTGAGTCTCTTCAAGAGCCATTAGCCACTCTCGATGATCCTCAGTATAATTTGTAGCCTCATTTGCAATGAGACCATTTACCTTTTCCTCAACGGTCATATCATCAACCTCATTGTTTACGATGACGGGGATAAATTCCGTAACGGGGCGAACTTCTGTAACTTCGTCATTTAATGTAATAGCTCCACTATCATCAATGGAAAAATCACGTTCAAAAACTGCGAAGCCTTTTCCCTCTACGAAGGTTTCATATACCACCTTGTTAGGGAATACTGCAACAACAAAACTATCAGGCAATGCAGCCTCTAAAGCACGTCGAGTATCAACATCACTCATTTCTGCATTATCTTTAAAACTGATTTTGGACTTAAGAATTTCTAACAGTTTCCGAAGTGGAGATTTTTCAATGATCTCTTCACACTCCTCACAAATTTCAGCTTCGTTTAGCCGGGGAAGACCACAACCCATTTCCCAATTACAAGCACCTTGACTTTCATTCAAGATAGCAAGATGATCAGGTTTAAGATCCTTTTGAATGGCATCATAAGTTTTACCGTTGAATACACCTTTAGTCGGTTGTGCATCAGCGAAGTAGCCGGTAGACAGTTCAACATGTTTACCGCTAATGATAAGATCTAGGATCTCTTGAGCACCTTCTACATTTTCCACAAGTTCGTGATCAATCCAAGCCTCTACTTTCAATTTATTTTCTTCAATTTTAGTATTGAAGATACTACCAATTGCACTGGCCTCTAGTATATCTGGCGAGTTAGCACTCACAAATTGATCATTTACTTTTGGGTGATTTAAGGTGACTGGGCGACCATTCCACATATCAGCAACTTTACCAAATTCCTGAGCAGATATAAACTCAGGTTCGGGGCAAATTGCACATTGGATAACGCCCTCAACCAAAGCAATTGCAGGAATAACCGTATGGTCTCGGCCATTGAACTTTTCAGTTCGGATTGCTTCAGGTGTAGCTTGGAGACATACTAGCGGTCTATCCATGAGATTGCCCCTATTCGTTCAGATTCAAATCAGCATCGGTCAAAGTAAAGGTTCCTTGAGCACCGAAAACTTCTTCAACCATCTGATGAATCTTGTTCTCACCGGTCTTATCAGCAGTAATGTCAATTGCACCACCACCTTGGGTGAGCGACACCTGGAAGGTATCTGCAGTTGAGGTAATGACAAATAGCTTGTCACCTTCAGTGATGCCGGTCGGAGCGGTACCGCCAATAAAGGTAACGTTATCATCGTTCACAAAGCCGTGAGCAAGGGCGGTGATAACATCACTACCGAGATTGATAGTAAAATCATCGATCACAATGGCATTACCGATTGGGGCATAAGCGAGAAATTCATCAGGTGAACCGGCGGCGACATAACCGACATATTGAATAGTTGTACTGGCGGGAACATCAAATACAGGAGCATTTGAACTATCAATGCTGCCGGCAGCAGCAATGTTAAAGGTAATAGCTTGACGAGCATA